CCCATCCGATCAATGCTGGCTTGTCTAGTATTCCTGTTACTGCTGTTACTGAGATTAAGAATGTTTTTTCGCCTAAAAGTTTGTACCTATGGGATTTGGGATAAAAGTCTATCTTTACTTCTCCTCCGTATAGGCTATGAGTTACTTTTTCCGCTGACATTTTGTTTGGATCCCTTCTTCGCTGCTTGCTGTGATAATTTTTTAGCTTTGTCTGCGGTAGTTGGCTTCTTAGGTTCAGTTTTTGGATCATCTTTCATTGAATCATTCATTAATGCTTGAGTGCTACTCCATTTATAAACTTTGTTTCCTTGGCAGGCATCTACTATTTTTGTGAAGTCCGGCTCGATTATTCTTCCAAGTTGTCCGGTTCTATCTTTGGCCGTGTATTTATCGTTGCTTGGATCTACAATTATGACTCTTTTGGTTACTCCTTCATCTTGTATCATTGTCATGTATCCTACTACATCTACCATTGTGACTAAGTCGTCTGATAACTTAGTTTCAATCTTTGGCCTCTTAATCATTCTGTCTTCGTCTGATTTTTCTTCTATGTGAGCTATCAAGATGATGTGCTTGCCTGAATCTCTTAATACCTTGATATAATCTCGCATTGTTTTCTTTAACCATCCCCATCCGGCCATTGTTGGTGATCCATCTTTTTGAACCAGTTTGCTGTCGCTCAAGGCTACCATGTAGCGCTTTAGCTTATCCATCAGCTCCCCGATTGGGTCAATGATAATTGTGTCGTGAGTTTCTCCTTTAGCTACGTCTAGAACTCCCTTCATCTCGCTCCATGTTTTCACTTGGGCCACGTCTACTTTGATTCCTCTTAGGCCAAAGTATTTGGCTCCGCCTTCGCAATCAATTATCAATGGCTTTGGCGCGGTGCTTGCAAATGTTGTTTTGCCAACTCCACCTTCTCCATAAACTAGCATGACGAGTGATGGTTTGACTTGTGATTCAGCCGTGTTGTGAATTTGTAGTCCGGCTGGTTTTGTTGCTTCTGTCATTTTGATTTAAGTTAATAATTTAAGTATGAATTGTGCTTGAGCATACCAAAACGGCGCCCAGTTTCCTGTGCGCCCTTCGATAGCTATTTGAGCTAGGCCGATCATTACGATTGTTAGGTCTAGCGTTATTAGTACCAAGAGCGCTGTGAGAATGTTTTTTGTTACTTTCCTCATGGTTGTTTCGTTTAGTTTGTTAATTTCTCAGTTGTAATGTTCGACCTTTAGGAGCAGTGGTGTTTTACTTGGCTCAAGGTTTTATTCCTTTTTTGCCTTTCTGAACTCTTACTCCTTGCTATTTAGTATATACCAACGGGTCGCTATTGTCAAGCTTACTTATCCCCAGCTTTACTTTTTCTCATTTTATCTCTGTATCCAGGCAAATTTAAGTGACATTTATGACATAATGTTACCATATTCTCTGCCTCTGTTAATAAATTATCTATTTGTCTTGTTTTCAACGAGTCTTCATCTAAATGATGAACATCAAATCTCCTTTCTCCTTTATTCCAGATTCTTCCACAAATTTGACAGGTATATTTATCCCTAATTCTAATGAGTTCCCTATATTGATCTCTACTGCATGATTTTATATTTGTAATTTTATATAAATCTCCATCTGGTAGATTTTTAAAAATCACTTCTTTAATCTTTTTTAATTTAATTTCTGATTTATTTGATACCCTCTTAAAATACCCAGGAGATTTATATCCACTTAAAATCTGATGAATACGTTGTCTAGAAATACCAAATAATTTGCCTATTTTAGCATAAGACATTCTGTTATCTTTAAGTCGTTTAATTTGTTCAAATCTTGTTTCCATAATTGTATTTTAATCTAATCATTGACGTTTGTCAAGGGATATAAAAAACCCCTTAATATCTACATTAAAAGAGGTTTTTATTTTGTATTATTTAATCTCCTGAATGGTGACTGTTATCAGTCCCCAGTCTAGCGGAGCTAATTGTTGGAATGCATGACTGCTTAAATCTATTGCTCTGCCGGTTGATATCTCCGGGCCATAGTCGTTGACTCTACAAATTACAGAGTTGTCTAGATTGTTTTTCTGATAGCTTACTTTTAGCATTGATCCTCTAGGATAGTCCCGGCTAGCACATGTGTCTGTTCGCTGGCTGTAGCATGGCTCACGATCTAGTATGCATTTTTGATTCTCATATCCTAGTGAATAATCATACCATGATGCTATTAATTGTTCGCAGTATGGTTTTTCTTCGCTATAAAGTTTTTCTGATTCAATGTTACTGTCTTTTGTTTGTTCAGCATTGTCGCTCGTCTTGCTGATTCCATAGCTAGATACTATTAAGATTATAAGCATTAACCAAATAATAACAGAATAACGCTTTAATCTTTTAGTGAAGTTTGTTAATTTCATATTAATTACCTATTAATGATTTACTTCCTGACCAAAGTCCTGATGCTGCAAGGCCGACTATAAGTCCTTGAGCGATTGTTGCCTGCCAACTTAGTTCCGGTAGTAATGCAATTAATCCAATACCAATCACTAGAGATGCAAGTGGAGCAAATTTTGAAGGAAGTTTTAAGGCCTTGATGACCTGGACCAGTCCTAGAGCAACAGGGATGGCTGCAACTACTAGTGGGCTGAATGCAAATAATGTTTCCATGTGTTTTTATTATTAATTTATTAATCTATACTTCGCTCTGTCCATACCATAGTTCCTCCTGGTAGGTATGATGACATTTCTGCTACGGTGATGACTGTGACTGCTGGTTGCTTAAGTGATTCTAATGTCGGCATGTCGATCAGTTTAATTTTATACTTATTGTCATCACTCAATAAATAAATACTTGGAGAATTGTCTGTCTTAATTAGTTTCATGTTTTTTTTCATTAATAATAATTGATTGAAATATCCTTTATAGCCATTATCTTTATTAATTGCTAACCATCCACCATTACTTTGTTTTTGTGTTACGCGCCATCCTTCGTGGCAGTGAGCGCCAGTGGTATATTTTCCTGTGTTACCAGAGATACAACATTCCTCACCTTGCTTGTATGTTTTTCCTATAATTATTCCAGGAAAGAATCCTGAAAGATGAGCCATGACAATCTCTATAGCATATAAATTATTTTCAATTTTAAATTCCTTACTCCTTAACCATAATGCTCCGCCATAGTCAGGGCTTTGAACTTCATTATAAAAATTGCTCACGGTTACATCTATTGGAGCTATTAATTTTGTTCCAATTCTGCAACCATAATCTAAGCCGTTATGTCCTAACATTCCCATTGAAGTGTACCAATGCAAAATTGCCTGGAATGTATTCTCTACTCCAAACCCTTGGCTTACACGATGAGTTGTTATTGGTACTGGTTCTTGGCCGATTCCCTCTCTTATCTGTTTTATTGTTGGTATCATATTTTTTTCACTTATCCACAGTTTTAGGCTGTTCCTGCGGGTCGCTATGTGTTACTCTTATAGTATCATGAATATGAAAATAAAACACCCATGGATAGCATTCTGTATATTCTTCATAATGTCAATCCTATTATATCAGTATGGAATGAATGACGGATCACTTCTATTCTTCGATCTGTTTGCTGGTATTATTATTTACAAATTTATTACTTACCGCCAAAGGCAGACTTAATGTTTCTTTGGTCTTTTTTTTGTTGAGCTTACAACATCTTAATAAAAGTGTTATTTTTTTTATTTATTGTCTTGCTAGGTGTTTTTTTTGGAGAGAATGCTGATGGTTTACTACTTCCTGCTGGGAGTAGTTTTTTTATATCACCAGGCTTGGCTTTTAATAATGCCTTAGTCGGAGTAAATCCAAGTTCCTCGACTAGCTCTTTATATATTTTTGGGTCTGTTTTTTTAATGCCTTCCAAAAACCTACTAACAACTTCTGGCGTTCCTCTAGTAATTCTTGCTATTGCTTTTTTTAGCAAAGGATTACCTGCCGATAACTCGGTAAGTATTTTTGCTATTTTATTTCCTAGTTCTGATCCAACTATAACACCAACTGGACCACCAGCAGTTCCTCCAGCGACAGCTCCGACTGTTCTACCAAAGTATTGGCCAAGTCTACCTCCCTTAGCTGCATTGCCGTGAACCTTCTCTAGCATTCTGATTGAGTCATAATGTTCACCAATAAAAGCATTTAGCTTCGCGAGAGGAGTCCCCTTAAGGCTTTTTTCTATATTACGTCTAGCTACCTTACTGATTTGATAGTTTACATCTTGCGCCCATTTTGGTTTTGTTGAATCAAAAATGCCTGACACTTTTGCCTGAGCTACCTTAACTTCATTTAAATTAGATAAATTAATTTTATTACCATAAGCCTTGCGAAATTCTGCAAAGATTTTCTTTGTTTCTTTTATTCTAGATGTCACTGTTCCTTCAGCTTTATTAGTAGC